TTTCCTCCATTAATGTTCTGAATAAATAGCAACCAAATTCTGAATGTAAGCTTTCGTCTCTAACTGAATATTCTACTATTTGAGCGGTACCTTTAAGTAGGTTTCTCAATTGGAAAGACATTAGTACAGCAAATGAGCTAAATAGGTTAACACCTTCGGTGAATGCGGAAAATATAGCTAAAGATAGTGCTTTCTCACGTAATGTTTCACCCGGTGTTTCAATTAAACGGTCAATTTTTGATTTAGCGGATTCGTCCTCTAAAAATGCTTGAAAGTCGTCCAACCCTAATTCTTCATTTAATCTAGCGTAAGATTGGGCATGAATAGACTCAAAATCAGCCATAGCTCTGGCTGCGGCTTGTATTTCAAATTTCGGAAACCAAACAGCAACCTTACCTGACCAGTATTCATTTACGTGTATTTCTGTTTGAGTAAATGATTTTAGTATATTACCGATTAAATTTTTCTCTGATGGGGTAAGTTTTGAATTCCAGTCACTCAAATCAGATGCTAATGGTACTTCACTAGCTAGCCAGTGTACTCTATGTTGTTTCTCGAAGTATTCGAATGCTTGTGGATATTCGAATGGTTTGTAGTATAAGCGTGGGTCTGTTAATGCCATAATTTTTATTTTATATAAATCAATATTTAATTACATATCTAATTCAAAGAATTTACGTTTAAGCATTTGTCTGTCTAAATTGTCGAAGTCTTCCTTATTTGACTTTTTAGATGCAGTATCTGCTTCTTCATCGTACATATCACCTATTGCAATATGACCATTTGATGTATTAACATCTGCTTCAAATGTCATTCCATCACCTCCATATCTGTTCTTCATAACGTGGAATCTACCAGTACCGTCTACTTTATCTTCTTTCTTACGAGATAGCGATAAACATAAATCGGTGATCATTATTTTTTCGTACGATCCAGCTACTGAAGTTCCTTCAATAATATTTTCTTTGGCACCAGTTCTATTAACCTGAGATACAGACCAGATTGGTATGTTTAATTTTCTAGCTAATCCTTTCGTGCTAGTATAAATATCGTCAATTTCTCCTTTACGATCAGTATTTCGTTTTTTCGATGAAAGTAAATCGATATAATCTATAATGATTAAATCTGGTTCAATGCCTAAATCTTTTACTTTAAGTATATGGGATTCTATAGCATTGATTGTAGTGCTTCCCATCGGAAATTCACGGATAATTAATTCACCCTTCAGATCCGCTGATGCTTCCTCTACTTTATCTTTATTTTTGTCTAATTGATCTACTGGTATTTTAGTAAAAAACGCATCATATCGTCTACCGGTATATGATTCACTTAATTCTAGTGTGTAGTGAATCACGTTATATCCTAATTTTACTGCGTGTCCTCCTAATGCAACTAACGTCCATGATTTACCACCACCTGGGTTTCCAAGTATTAATCCTAGATCTCCATTACCTAACCCACCTTGAACTAATTCATTAATAGGAGGCCATGGTGTAGGAACTATTACCCTATGATCTTCACGGTAACGTGATTCAGTGTCTTTTTTGTATTCGTGGCCAATATTTTTGTCCTGTCCAGCTTTCATTGCTGATTCAATCATATATTTAATTGAATCGTAATCTCCAGCTTTAAGTAAATCTACGCTAGATAGTAATGCTTTTTTTAATTGTTGGTTTTTACAGAACGTACTAAATTCCTCTTGTACATACTGCAGATCATCTATATCCGATTTATATGCCTCACGTAATTGTTCTTTTACTGAAATTTTAAGTACTTCATTGTCTAATTTCTTCATTTCCACCTTTAGCATTTCCAAAGAAATTGTAGTGTGATATTTCTGGAAATATTGGAGTATTTCATTCACAATCCATTTATGACTAGGATTTGAGAAATGTTCATCAGACAATACATCATTGATATTTTGTAGGAATTCTTTATGTGTAAGTAGAGACGATATTACCTTCATTTGAAAAGGTACACCGTATTCTTCCATAGATTGGAGTGCTGTCATATTTTATAACTTTTATTTGTGTAAATGTATGAATTCTCTATTGATTTTCCAACAAATCAGTGAAGGTATCCTTAAGCCAGTATTCTGGGTTGCGGATCAATCCACCAATCTGGTCCTCCTCGTACATTTCAAGGAATGCTTCCGGGTGGAATTCCAATTGTGTATTATTTGCGAATTCATCTACGAAGATTTTATCCTCGTCTGTCATCATGGGGTTGGATAGGTCCATGATTTTGTATTTATTTTCAAGTAATTCTATATCGTGTAATATTCTAGCGTATATAACGTGTTTGTCTATATTTTTCTCGCTTATTTCCAATATATTCTCAAATGTTAATTCTTGTTTAGATAGTTCGGGAAACAATTTAAATAATTTACCCTCACCTAAACCTTTAATTCCAGGTAATGCATCTGATGAATCACCCAATAATGTTTTATATAGTATAAAGTTGTGTGGGTCCAGGTTAAATTTTTCACGTACTGTTTCTTCAGTATAGAATTCACGTTCAACAGGTCTGTAAACGATTACTTTGCGCGTAATCAGCTGTAAATAATCTTTGTCGCTAGATACTATGAATACACGATCGTCATCTGTTTTAGGCAATATATTGCTCAAGTATGCGATAACGTCGTCCGCCTCTACCTTACCCAAGGTAATTACTTTAACAGGTAATGTTTTTAAGTACTGTATAATTCGTACTATTTGACCAATCTTTGAATCGTCTTCGTCTTCAATGTTGTCAAATAATTCGTGTTTAGTTACACGAGTAATATTCCTACCCGATTTATATTCGGGTATAATGTTTTTACGGTTATTGGATGAGCCTATTCCGTCAAATACAACGATGACTTGGGTAGGTTGGATTTGACGGATCAGGGCACCAAGAGAACGAAAAAATCCCCCTAAACCTCCCACGTGCATACCATTGGAGTTAACAGCGTTTATAGCGCTAAAGTTACGGAAGAATAAATTCAAACCGTCTATAAGCATATAACGCTCGTTTTGTGGTGATTCAACACCATTCTCCTGGATTGTGTCCAGGAGGTTTAATAGGTCTTTTTTCATGTAAATTAAATTATTTTTCTTCTAAATTATCGTCAAACATATCTGAATTGGGTTTAGTTTCATCCCATTCGCTGTTGTCCTCTATTACAGAATATGTTCCCTGTCCTAGAATATCTGCCCATTCGTGAGAATGTTCTTTTTTATATTTGTCTAACTCTTTAGGGTCATCCTTAATGAAACCATGAACCGTTGATATGATGGTTCCAACAGTTGTGATTCCATTGACGTGATTTTTATCACATGCTATTTTGGTACGTAACGCAAATTCAACTTTTTTCTTGTCTTTAGTTGCATTAATTTTAGATGTACCAGCATTGGTAATATTTCCAAATGTTAAACACAATGATGAATCGTAGTAGAATGTATCTCCACCTTTATTTGTCATTCTAGGTTGTGACATTGGTGTTAATGCCGGTGCAACTCCAACTTTATTTACAATAAGTAATGTGTTGGTGTATTTTGAGCTTTCCTTACGAGACAATACAATCTGTTGGTTAATGAAATTACCGAATTGGGTGGAGATCGCTCCTGCATTCCACATTGGATTATTTGTACCTTTCTCAATACTCATATCACATGCAATAGAGCCTACTGAGTCCCACAAGAATAGTAAATCGTACGGTAAGTTACCTTTCTTTTGTTCAGATAACATATCGAGTATAAACGTGGAAACATCCTCAATTGAATTGATTGTACTTCTGTCGCGGTAAATAAAGAATCCTTCATGGTCCATTATTTCACCTGTAGTTTCGTCTACAACATCAGTCATTTCAAACCCCATTTGTCTCCAATGTTCCCAACTATGCTTCATTTCAGTAATGATTAGTACAGGTAATACACCTTTTTTCTGTGCGTTTACCGCTAACTCAATAGATGTAGTACTTTTCCCTGTATTACTTTTACCCCTAATAATCATGATATGCCCCATAGGGCAACCAGGGATAGATAAAGCTTCTTGCAATGCCGGAGAGAATGGAATCCATTCTTGGGGTTTAAATTTAACGTTACCACCAAGTCCTTTATTTGCTTTAAATTTATCTAAACTAAAGGCAGACTTAATAGCTGTATCGGCTGCTTCCGATATTGATTTCCTTGATTTTGCCATAACTTTTTAAATTTGTAGTATATTTGAATAAAATGATTTAAATGATACACCTTAAAAAGGCATATCATCTTCATCGTCTCCAAATAAATCGTCAAATTTGTCAGCTTTGGTTTTCTTTGCTTCTGGTTTAGAGGAAATACTATAGTTTGATCTAGCAGGTGCTTTTGTTTCTTCCTCAAACGTACTTACTACCTCCTCGTCATCACCGTCTGGGTTTAACCACTCTTGTAATGCTAATTTAATTTCATCAAATGGTAATGGCTTGAATACATCCAATGGGTTTGTTTGCTCTTCTAACCATTTCTCTACCTCTGCTTCGTCTGTAGACAATGCTGAAGTTTTGATTGATACTGAAAGTGTAGTTTTGTTGTATGCTGTTCCAGTCACGTCAGGTCCTACAGTGTTTAATTTGATATCTCTACCAACCATAATGTCTGTAAAATCTCCAACTTCTTCGTCAGCAGCTAACTGCAAGAATGCTTCGTAAATTTCTTTACCAAATTCCCACATGCGTACTCCTTCTTCTTCCTCACCTCTAACGATAACAGGACATTGAATACGTACTTTAGCATCTAATTTTTTAGCTAATCTCCAGTTTTCTTTGTCATTTGTACCTCTTAATGATTTAGCAAATTCAGCGATTGGATCTTTCTCTCCCCAGTTCAATGGAGAAGCAATAACTTTTTTACTACCAATACCGTAATACATTCGCATTTCTACAAATGGATTCTCTTTATTGAATTTAAATGGCACTACACGGATTGTTTGTTTACCGATAGATGGTTTAAATTTTGCAGGATACTTTGTTCCTGTACCTTTAGTTGTAGGTGTTTGCATTGCCTCCAACTTCTTTTTGATTGCGTTGATGTTCATATAACTTATTTATTTATTTATAACTTGAATATACGTAATGTATGTAGGGAAAACAAATATTTCTCTACAATTCAATTATTTTATAGATTTTTGTTTGTAGCATTTTTAATTCACCATTTTGTGTTAACAATATGCTATTTCTGTAGTGTTGCCAATTAATTGGAAATTTTGAATCTACCACACCACCATTTAATTTTTTAATTAATTCATTAAGTGAATTGATGGTATACAATACGTTAGCTTCCTTCTTGCGGTGCACTAAAATTGTATTTTCTGGTATTGTTGTTATATTGCCTTGATCTACGTTATATGTTAAAACGTATTCGTTGTTTGATTTAACGTGTAGTACAAATATTTTTTTATACATTACATCGTACTGGCGCGTTAAATTATTTATAAAGTTATCCAACCCATCCAATGTTGTGAATGTGCAGAATAATCGGTTATTTAAAGACATGTTTTCATAGGTATTAATATCGAAGTCATAGTCATAGCTATGACACGTATTATACATATGTGGGGATGGTTGGAACTCAATATACATAACTTTTATTTATTTTAAATTGTAATTAATACCTTGTTTGGTTTTGGTTTGTAGTTTATATTTTGTAAATATATCTCGTATGTACTCTATTGTCTCTAATTCACTGTTATCTACATCAAATACATAACTATCGTACACAGTCAATACCAATTTTGTATTCTTGCCCCGCAATGCTTTAAATATATCCCACAATATACGAACATTTGTTGATGTTTCACGTTCCTGAAGTATATAATTCAGTAACTTTTGTGGGTTCATGTCTGTTAAATTTTTACTACTGAATTTGTATCCAGATATATCGCATGTTATTTCTCCATTCAATGTATATTCTTCCCAAATTTTATTTACGTATTGTTTGGTTAATTTGAAGAATTCAATATGCTCGTATTGCTTAAATATCCCACCATATATTTGTTGGAATGTTATTTCCTTCGCCTTTGCGTACTCCACTCCATATATTTCTGCAAAATACTTATGGATATCATCGCTAGGAAAAGTATAACGCAATATATGAGATAGAAGGGTAGGATGGTAACTAGAGATATCCAACTCAATAAAATAATTATTGTTCGGTACAAAACATTCTCTTTCATTGTTGTCTTTATTTAATGTTGAAAAATTAATCCCCCCAAATGTATTTGAGGGACGAGTTGTTAACGTATTTAAATTGTAATTTGTGTAGGCATATCCGTCTGTGGGGATATTAAAGTAATGAGCGAATCGCGCTGTATCTAACTTAAGTGGCGATTGCTCTATTTTATTGAATACGATGGATGCTCTATTGTTGTAGAATTCATTGGTGTTGCCAAAATCGTAATTATTGAATATATCCTCACATACCTGATAATGTTTAACTATGGGTATTATTGTGTTTAAATTTGTGTATGTCTTGTATGTTTTATTGTAAAATTCATGACACGCGGTTAATTTGGGTATATATGGGAATGGGGTGGGTGGTGGTTGTACACAATTTGTATGGTATGCAAAGTGTAGGAATTGCTTTTTGTCTCTAACGTATATTTTACCTACACTGTTTAAAACATCCTCTATTACATCCTCATTTAAATTTATTGTATCGTTGTGGTTAATTGGAATAATGTATCCCTTAGTACTATCTAATGGTTTAATGTATATAGCGGAGATAGAATTTTGGGTTGGGTGGAGGGTAGGGGATATAGGTATTATCTCCACGAATGCTTCGGCATACTTAATCTTGCAGAATAAATTTATTTTATCTATATCCTCTATTAACCAATACATGTTATATAACCTTTATTTATCGTAAATGTACAGAAAATATATATGCGAGGCAAATATTTTTTACTGTTGGTAGTATTTTAAATAGTCTTCCTTCAAGAATGTGGAAAAACCATACCATTTTTGTTTTTGCTCTATCGCTTTAACTTTTTGCTCGTTTTTATTGTATACTAACTCTTGTGGACCTGTTATTAACCATTCTATTTGTGCTGAGTCATATATCTCCCAAGCTATGGATTTTGATTTAGTGGATATTTCGGTGTATGTAGTTTGGTTAATTTCTAAGTATTTTAATTCATTGGTTTTTTTCGCAAAGTAGCGGATGAATTTGCCTGCTTCTATATCCGTAGGAGATGGGAGTGGTATGTTGCTATATGGTAAATATTTTTCTTTATTAATTGGTTGTTTGTAATATATCGATTGATATGTTTGGATTGGTTGTAGGGATGTTTCGGTTTCTACAGGAGGAGCAACAAATGCTATTTTAAGTAAAATGTTGTCTCCATCCTCTGGTGTTTTACCAGTATATATTTCACCGTTGGTTACTTTATAGTAGTATCCAATGTAATCTCTATTGGTAGATGTTAGTATGAATTCTCCACCGTTGGTATATAGGTTTGGGGTGATTTGGGATTTTGGGAAATACATATATTAGTTATCTAGTAATTGTTTAGCGTATCCTATACGAATTGATTGAGATAAATCTGATTGATCAGCCGGAGATTCATATTGTGTCATGACATGAAATGTTGCTTTAGCGACATCTTCAAATCCTACTGATGTTGAGGGAACATATGGTACTGAACCGAATGTTCTTAATGTTGCTAGTATAGATTTAAATGAATCTGATTTTAGTTCATTCACTACAAAATCTATATTGTCGTCTTCGGTCATTTTTGTATAAATACCTTTACCTGCTCCATATCTTGAGTCCAAGAATTTAGCTAAATTCTCTTGGCGTGTTTTATATGTCCATTGAGCAAAACCATATCCTATTCTATATGTTTCCCCTTCAGCATTTACTTTTTTGGCTTGAGACAGTGTAAATCCATCAGTATGTTTACCTTGCAATATAGATGGGTTAAATCCACTTTCAGCATAAAAGTTACCAACCAATGCTGCGGCTTGAGTAAAATTTAAATTTAATTTTTTCATTAATTTACCCATTATTCTTTTACCTACAGTAATTTTGTTTTTGGGGATTTGATGTAAGGGAATTATGATATTAATATAATTTGCACCTAATAATAAAGCTGAGAGCATTACTGCGGTTCCTGTTGTAGTAGTTGCTACTACGGGTTGAAATTTTTTAAGTAACACATCCGTATGTTTCTTAATATCTACATATAAATACTTTGCCATAATTTATAGTTCGCTTTTGTATATTACTACTGTTTCTAAACTGGTTTCCCAGTCTTGATCTGATATTTTGTGGTTTACACCCTTAATTATAAATTGTACGTTTTTTGAGTAATTTGGGGGTAAAAATCTAGTACCTACATTAACCGCTTGGTATATTTTAATACCCGACATTCCATCCATAGTTACATTTAAACTGATTGGGATAAACCCTGAATGTGATGATGCATATTTTTCATCTTGTGACTGAATATATGAACTAAGGTATTTAAAGTGTTCTGTAGCTGTGGCTATATTTTCCTCAATTGTTTCTACATTTAGTGATATTCTATTATTTTCTTTAGAGTATCCAAAGGGTTCGTATCCAGATTTATAAAATATTTGCTCTGAGTAATCTTTGGTTGCTTGGTCTTCAGTTTCACTACCATCAATATTTGCTGGTGATTTGTATTCTTCTTTGAATCTGTCAACTAATCCCTTATTCCATTTGGAAAACATTGTGTTTTCGGTACCTTTTACATACCCACCAGCTGTTGAACCTATAGTAGCCATGGTTGCAAACGCGGGTGTAATTTCGGTTTTGATGGATACATTACGGATAAAATTAGATGTGTTTCCGTCATACCCATATAATTCTAATGTGTAATCGTGAGTATCTACAATTGAATAATTTCCATCTATTATATAAATAGTATTTCCGTCTATTACAGGTTCTAAACTATTTACTCCACCTAATGCTTTATTTAATTCATCGCATATGTTTTTAAGGAAATTGAATAGTGATAAATTACCTTTTTCGTCTAAATTTGAATCAATTGCTGATTGGATTGTATCAAAACTAATATATATACCCATAGTATGAGCAAAACTACTATCAGTATTATTATTCCACGCATTTAATTCAGGGTAATATTTTTTAGTGTTAATATCCTCCACATTTGAATCCACTATACATACTCTAGGATCGTACGATGTTTGGTATGGTTCCCTATGCATTCTAGTGTTTGGGGATGTGCTTATTCGACACATTTGGTTATTTCTTTCTGATGTAGTTGGTATAAGCTTGGTGTCTATGTAATCTAACAGATATTCAAATTTCATGTAGTATCCTAAATTGTTAGAGACATTGTTTACCCCATTTCCTCCTTCTGACATATATTCAATGTATATTACTGGGTTGTATAAATCAGAGTATATAGCTACTCCCGGGGATACATTGTAAGAAACGTTATATGATAGTTCTACTCCGCTATCTAGCCAATTTTCATATATATGGAATGCATTTTTATTTGGTGGGCATAATTGAATAAGTCCTACTCCAATTACTTCATCTTGAGGGGTGAATTTTCCAGGATATTGAGTGTTCAACCATGCTAATGCTAATTCTCTAGAGTCGAAGGGGATTTCATATTCTTTTTTATTAAATACTCTAGTGCCATCGTCTTTTACTATATGTCCTACTTTTACTTTTTCACCATCTCCTATAGTAATAGATATAGGTGGTGGTGGTTGATTGGGATCTGGTTTATTATATAACCTCCATATAGCTAAATTAACAGATAACATATTATCTGTGTGAAGGTTTGGAGTATCTTTTGCATTATCTAGCAATCTTTCTACATCCTCAACACTATTTTTTGTTGGTGCAGTATTTATTTTAAGGGATTCTATAATATCTCCAGTACTAATTAAACTTAATGTTATGTCGTATGTACCATCTGGTTTAAATTCCCAACTAAAATTAATTCCTCC